AGGATCGATTCCTGATGAAGTTAAAGAATTGATGACCGATTCAAAGGAAGTTATTGAAAAATTAGAATCTCAGCAAGATGAAATTATGGCCGAGAATCTTGAACTTAAACTTGAATTAAATAAATCTAAGACAAATCTTTTAGTAACCGAAAAAACTAAAGATCTTCATGATAGTTTAGCCAAAATTGCAAAAGAATATTTTGCTGATACTGATATTGATGAAGCCGAAAAGGAAATTGATACTTTTATTTCTTCTCTTGTGAAGATTTCTAAAGAAGAAATTGACGAAGAAGAATTGGATGAAAACGGTAAATTGATTGAAAAAGAAGTGAAGATTGATGGTATTGACAATACTCCTGAAACTAAAACAGGTATGGATAAATATCTGAATACATATAAGGAATTTGAATAAAAATTTATTGAAATAATGGAGGAACTCTATAAATGGAAAATGCTCAAATAAAAGAATTAGAACAAAAATGGCAACCTCTTTTAAATGAAGGGGACGGAATTACTGATCGTCGAATTAGGGTTGCTACTGCAATCATGTTAGAGAATCAGGAAGTTCATATTAAAGAAACTACATATTCTGCAGACTTAGCAAGTTTCCCGAAATTAGCCGTACCTATGGTTCGAAGAACCTTCCCTGTTTTACTGGCTAACCAAGTGGTCGGTGTTCAACCGATGACTGGTCCAGTTGGTCTTGCATTTGCTCTTCGTTATTACCCAGGTGATAGTCATGGTGCTTATACTGCTGGCTCCACTGAACTTGGATATAACACGATTGAAGGCGGGTATACTGGTACTGGTATTGGAACCGAAAATAATGTTCGCGGTGTCCATACATCTGCCGGTGAAAGATTAGGAGACGGTGGTGGAACAAATTTCAAAACCGTTAATATGAAAATTGAGAAATCACAGGTCGAAGCTCGAACACGAAAGGTACTTTCTCAGTGGTCTTTAGAAGAAGCACAAGATCTTAAGAATGTTCATGGGATGGATATGGATTCTGAAATGCTTGATATCCTCTCTTATGAAATCGTGTCTGAAACTGACCGAGAATTGATACAACGCCTACGCGCACAAGCCTACGTCGGTGGAACAAGTTCTTGGGATTGTTCAGCATCCGATGGCCGATGGGAAATGGAACGATATATGACTCTTTATAATCATATAGTCAAAGCTAGTAATACCGTGGCAATTTCAACTAGACGCGGACCTGCTAACTGGGCAATTGTTTCACCTACTACCTGTTCAATGTTAGAAGCTCTAAACGGATTTATTTACAATCCAAATATGAGCCAAGTAAATGAATTATCAACAATACCTCTTATTGGTACAATTGATAAGAGAATAAAAATCTATTGTGATACATTTGCAACTACTGACTTTGCTATGTTGGGATATAAAGGTATTTCAGCATTTGATTCTGGTATAATTTACTGTCCATATATTAGTATGCTTGTGAAACGAGTAGATCAAGATGCCACTTTCCAACCAAGATTGATGGTAATGTCTCGTTATGCTATCCACGAAAATCTTTTGGGAGTGTCAAACTATTATCGATGGGTAAATGTTAATCCTTGTTAATTACTAGTTAACCCTCGATAGTAAATTCGAGGTACAAATAATTGAAAAGGGCTGAGAAATCAGTCCTTTTTTAGTTTAATTTTCTATCAAAATGGACTATAATGTATTATCTAAAGTTTAAATTTTATAAGTAATTTTATACAATATTAAAGATAAGGAAATATTATGAAAATTGCAAAGAAAATTAAAACCGCTGTGATTTTTTTATTGATTGCTGATCTTTTCAAAAAAATTGAAAAGTTTGATGCATTTAAATTAGGTATTGTTGATAAAAAAGGCAAAGAGATCAAAAAAGCAAAAACACCAGAAGAAAAAAAATCTTATGGTCTTTATGAAAAATTTCTTTTTAAATTGAAGAAATCTTTTGGAGGGTTAGCTGGAATGATGGTTTTACTTCCTCTTTTATTGATATCTGAAGAAGAACGTGATAATGATAATGAATTAAGAAATTTGATAACTGAAATAGAGGATATATAAAATGACTACATATAGTGGAGATGTTGATCACACACCTTGGAAAGGGGAGATGTTTCGTAAACAGCCAGTTTTTACTGTATCTAATACTGCTTTTTTTCATAATTTGAAAAATGATAGATATCGTAGATTTTCACAACATCCAGATGTTAAAAATTATATTGAAAAAACTAAAAGTAGAAATTTTTGGATTAAAAATAAATCTTCAGGAGAAATGTATCACAGTAATCAAACAAGAAATAAGTTTTAAAAATCAGTGGTGAGTGTAGCTCAACGGTTAGAGCATCAAGCTATGGTCTTGAAGACATGGGTTCGATTCCCATTACCCGCCCCATAAAAGAGGTATAATTTGGAATTTCAAGATGTATTAAAAAAAGCAACATTAGCAAATCAAAAAAAACAATTAGAAGAAAATCCTTATGCATCTTTTGAAAATGCTATTTTTTTAGTGGATTTCAATTATGTAGCTATCCGAAATTTATTTGCTCTTTATCGAGGCAAAGAGGATAATTCTACTAATCCAAAAGTCTATTATAATATCTTATTACAAATTTTTAAAAATGCATCAAAAGGTTCTCCTATCAGAATCATTCTTTGCCATGATCATTATTTGAATTGGCGCAAGACTGTTGATCCTGATTACAAAAATCGACGAAAAGGTTTCAAAGAACAATTTAATATTGACTGGAAAAATTTCCACAGGAATTTAGGTCAATTAGTAGAATCATGTGTTAAATTATTTGGAATTGATCATTTTTGTGTAAAAGGGTGTGAAGCTGATGATTTGATAGCTATCTTATCTCGACGTTTACCAGGAAAAAAAGTTATTTTGTCTGCTGATAAAGATTTGACTCAATTGATAGATAAAAAAACAATCCAAATAAATCCTTTTGATATTAAGTTGAAAATAATGGAAGATGGAATTCAATCCAAAGAAGAATTTGTGAAAGCATATGCTATTGCTGGTCAAGGAAAAGATGATATTCCACAGATTAGAAAATTTCTTGGAATTAAAACAGCAATAAAAATTCTTAGAGGTGAAAAGAAAGTTGAGTTTACTCCAGAGGAAAAGAAACGAATTAAATTAAATGAAATCTTGATGGATCTTAATCAAATTCCTCGACCTGTTGAAGATTTTGTAATGAAAGAAATGAAGAAAATGGATATTGGTTCATTTGGGGATAGAAATGAAATTTTAGATTTTGTAGAAGAATCTCAATTCGGTCGGAGATTTTTTGATCATTTAGATTTTTTAAATAAATTCAAAAAAAATCGAAAAGAAGTTTTTTAAAGGAGTTAATAAATGGACCAATTTCCGAATAATTTTTTAATTGGAGTGGATCCATCTATAAATGGGTCTGGTATTTTTATTCAAAATGTCAAGAAAAAAAAAGAATTTTATACTTTGGTTTTTTGTCAAACAAAAAAAGAATTCAAGATTTGTTCTGAATCAAGAGCCTCATTTATTTTTCCAGTTAAAACCGTGGACAAAAAATTATTTTTTATCAATCGCGCAATAATTAATTCTAAAATTATTTGTAAATTTATTAGGGAAATGACAAATCAAGAAAAATGTTATATTGCAATTGAAGGTTTTTCTTTTGGTTCTCATGGAAAATTGGCTTCAATTGGAGAGTTTGTCGGAATACTTGAATATGAATTACTGATGGATGGTCATCGAATAAAAGAATATGCTCCAACATCCGTCAAGAAATTTTTTACTGGAAAGGGAAATGCTAACAAAAATTTAATGGTTGAAACTTTTGTTGAGACTTCTATAGGTAAAAGTTTTCCTGAAGAAATTACAAAATTGAAATGTTTTCAAGATATTACTGATTCATTTGCAATTAATCAATTATTACAAAAAGAATTTGATTGTAAGACAATAAATGAAATTCCAAAAGTATATGAAAAGATATTTAAAAACCCGTTTTATGAAAAAATGAGTTACATTGATTACATTTCTGAAACGATGTGATATAATAAAAAGAGGTGAAAAAATATGGCCACAAAAATGGAAAGAATTATAACTTTTTTAGAAATTGCTCAAACTATTTCTAAATTATCGACTTGTTTAAGCAGACAAACCGGGGCAGTAATAATTGATCCTAAAACTTATAGAATTATTTCGTATGGATATAACGGGGCTCCATCCAAAGTTAAGAGTTGTCTAGAAACTGGAAAATGTTTTAGAAAAGATGCTAAAACTGGCCATGTTCTGAATATCTGTATGGCTACACATGCAGAAGTAAATGCAATAGTGAATGCTGCAAAGACCAGTCAATGTTCAATAAATAATGCTGTCATGATAGCAACTGATAAACCATGTTTAAATTGTTTGAAAGTTATAGTAAATTCTGGTATAAAAATAGTTTATTATGATAATGAGTATACGATCCCAGATGAGGAAAAAGACATTTATAATAGAATTGTTAGTGAATCTAAAATCAAATTAATAAAACTTTATGAATGGGATAAACTCCCAAAACTTAAGAAAAAAGAAAATCATAATGAAAAGTAATTTATCATATTTGACATCTTCATATGATTATAGAAATGATTTAGTTCATTTATGGGAAGTTGATTCTAAAGGGGAAGTGTTTTATAGTGAAAATGAATTTGTACCATTCATTTTTGTAGATGCACCACCATCATCAGATTCAAAATATAGTAATCTCAATAACCGAAAAGTTGTCAAAAAAACTTTTGACAGTTACAGAGAATACAAAGATTTTGTGAATCGATATATGGATACTCAAGAAAAACAAATATATGAAAATAATTTTTCTCCTAGAGAATTACAATATATTGTAGATCGATATAAACATGTTCCAGTCAAAGATCGAAAATCAACTGTACCGAGAATTCATATATTTGATATTGAGACGGATTCTTCTACCGGATTTGTAAAACCGGAAGAAGCCACTTCTGCAGTTCTATCAATTGCAATTTATGACACCATTGATAAAAATTATTATGTTTATGGCCGAGAAAAATTTGATTTGGCTGCTCTAATAAAACGATTAAAAAAGAATGGAACTTATGATGATGCAAAAAACCTAATTTCAAAAATGAAATATGTTAGATGTATGTCTGAGCAATCTTTATTGATTTCAGCTTTTAGAAAAATGAAATTAGCTTGGATTTATTCTGGATGGAATATTGAAAATTATGATATTCCTTATTTATTCAATCGATGTAAAATTCTTAATGATTCAAAAGTCACTAAAGCTTTTAATGATATAAGCCCAATTGGTTCAGTGAGAAGTATTTTAAATGCCCAGGCACAACAGAAAAAGGGTGTTGGTAATTCATATTTTCGAAATTACATTCCAGGTAAATTAATTATTGATTATATGATTTTTTATAAAAAATTTTCATATACAAGACAAAGTTCATATGCATTAGATTTTGTTTCTTTGAATGAATTTGGTCGAGGGAAAGTTAAACTTTATGATGATAAAGGAATACGATTATCTTTGACTAAACTTTATGAACAGAAATTTGAAGAGTTTATTTTATATAATGCTCGAGATTGTGAAATGATCCAAATGTTGGATAATAAATACAAAATTTTTGAATTTGCATTATTTATTTCTGTTCAATGTAATATCCCAGCTGACAAAGTTATTAATATGTCAAATGTTGTTGATGGTGCTCTATTATTTTATCTTAGACAGTTTAATCAGGTAGCTCCAGGTATAGTTTATAATCATTCAACTTTTTACCCGGGCGGGTACGTAAAAGATTCTCAAAAAGGGTTATATGATTGGGTAGTGGATTTTGATATTACTTCTTCTTATCCGTCACATCAAATCTGTTTGAATATTTCACCTGAGACTCTTCTTGGTCAGTTAATGACTAAAAATGATAAAATATTATTAGACGATTCATTAAAAATAAGAAAAACAATTCAACATTTGAAACCTGATGATACTTTAGAATTACTTACAGAAACTCAAAAAAAATCTTTATTAGTTAGAGATTTCAAAAAACTTCTGAAGAATAAAGCAATCTCAATTGCTGGAGACGGTCGAATTTATGATCAAACTTTTGAAGGATTGATGCCTCGATTTTTAAAAGAATCATTTGAATGGAGAATGGTTTTAAAAAAGCAAATGATCAAAGCTGATAATGATATGTTGGAAACTAATGATGAAGATAAAATTAAAATATTGAAGACATTGAAAAAGAAGTTCTATTCTCAACAGTTATTTGCTAAAATGATTTTGAATTCAGTTTATGGTCAAACAGCAAATAGATTTTCGAGATATTATTCAATTGGATGTGCTACTTCAATCACTACTTCTGGAGTAAAATCTATTAAAATTTCTGACAAAATTTTGAATGCTTTTTTCAAAGAAGATTATGCAATTTCTGAACCATGGTTTGGAATGCTATGGGAAAATCTATCCAAATATAAATTGTGGACTGATAAAGAATTCAAAGAAAAATTATTAGAAGTCAAAGAAAAGACTAAAAATCAAGATTATGTTTTATTTGTTGATACTGATTCAGATGGGTATTATTTAGGGCCTGTCATTAAAATTTTGGCTGATGATAAACTAGACACTAAAACCACAATCGAATTTCTTTTAGATATATGTAAAGTGATTCAAATATATTTAAATCAAAGGATCAAAAAGGAAATCAAAGAATTTTATTATAATTCATCTAAAACTGATTTTGAAATTAATTTCAAACAGGAAATAGTAGCTCAAAAAGCTTTGATTTTAGGTAAGAAAAAGTATGGATTGTGGGTAGTGAATAAAGATGGAGTTCCACAAAATAAAGTTTCTATTACTGGAATTGAAATCATAAAAAGTGATACTCCAAAAATAATAAGAAAATCATTGAAAGAAATTATTGATTTGATTCTTAAAGGTAAAGACCAAGAAAAAACTAAAAATGAGCTTAAACTGAAAATTGATCAAACGAAAAAAGAGATTTTGGGAACTCCAAATGATTACACTGATCTTATGGATTATGCTACTTCATTTAATTTGAATAAATTTGATTCATATGTGGCTAAAAGGAATAATCCATTTGAAATTCCAA